TCAGTTGTGGCTGTGGCTTCAGCCGCTACTTCTACATTATCTGCTTCGCTCATTTTTTTACCTTTTCTGCTTGTTTAAATCGCCTCTCTATGAGGCCCACTAAATAACGCTGCCCTTCTAAATGACGTAGTTCAGCGTCAGATATGTTTGCACCACTAACAGATTCAATAGTAATAGAACGCAAATATTGCATTACTGCCTTACCATTAGGTGTGCGAAACAAACTGTTTATATTTTTAGATATTCTGTCGTCTTCTTCTTTTGGACGAGGAAACCCATCAAGGCCTAAGTTGAGTGACATCTGGTACTTCACCTTGTTGCTGTGCTTGTTGATATCGTTGCGCAGCTTCTGCAAGCTGCTGTCGTTCTACGCTATCTCGCACAAGACTATCAGGTACACCAAATTTTTCAGCCAAATGTACTGCAACATCTTCAGATTTAATTAACAAATTCAAAATCTCAGGCCCAAACGTACCGCCAACTAACTGCAAATAGCGTGATATAGATGTAATATCTTGATTGGCTTGTGCTTGTGCAAGGGGTGAAACAGAACGAACCTTAACTTCTCTACCATTAATAATAGGTATTTCAATACGACCTTGCTTTTTTAAAAGATATACAACACGCTGCAATATTGGCTGCACCATTTCAGCTTGCAATCTACCAAAAGCAGACCCAATCCGTCTGGATAAATCAGCCATGCGTTCTGCAACTTCTGTTGCTGACGCTGGTGTTCTATTTGGATCACCAAGCATGTCATTATACAAAGCTCTTTTAATATTGTTGCGCATATCATTTAGAATAAGATTAGCTACATTAAAATCACCAGCAGCACGTATTGGTTGCAATCCCATTGATCCCATCGCCTTTGGGATGATCGTTCCTGGCACAAGATTTATTGTATCTGTATTCATAACGCCATCATCATCCATTTGATAAATGCCTGAAATAGCCATCTGTGCATTTTCAAGAACAAGCTCGATTGTTAAGTTAGTTGTCTTAATTGCACTAAGGGCGTTGACAAGAGGGCCGCGTCCATAAATTTCACCACTGGCTTTAGACCAACGAAAACATATAAACGGATTAGAACCTGCACCATCAAATTGTTCGTAATAAATTACTTCTTCAGCCGCAATATCGATAACATAGTAGTCATAACGCTCTTCATTGCGTTTCTCATAGTTTCTACAAACCAGTTCCAGAATCTTACACTCTGCTTCTGGCTGTGTTGCAATAGCTTTAGCAAGTCGTTCTGAAACGACAGCACGCTCATAGGCAACAGGAATCGAACGGTTCTTAAGAACCCTCTCTCTAAACACATGGTCAATCGAGCCATCTGCACCTGTATCAAGCACGACAGACGGAAGCGGTATCGCGTTAAAGCGTATTGGATTGATTGAGTCACCTTCTTCAACAAGCAAAACACCTGTTCCAATAGCCAAGTCCATAAACGATTCATGTATCTCTTGACCAAAGTTAGAAGATTGCAAAACTTCAAAAACATAATCAGTCACCACATCAAGTTGATTGTTTACTTGGTCGACTTGTTCATCTGGTATTTCAGAACCAGCAACAAAATCTGCCCAACGTGCAAAGTTTGGCACAAGTCCAGACTGAAGACGAGAAGCAAACTCCTGTGTTCCAACCACAGCAGTTTCGTCAAAGATTTTATCATCACGACGTTGACCAGCAACTTCATAATAAAATCCTTGACGCATAGGCAATGCATACTCATAGCACTCGTCAAACAAAGGTTCAAAGTTTAAGCGTTTCTCTTTTGCACGCTCATACTTTTCTAACATTGGTTTTGTTTGGTGCATTACAAAGTCTCGTCAAAATAACCCATGCCACCTCTGCTACCTGTTAACAAAGATGTAGCACCAGAGCCACGACGTTGTTGCTTGGCAGCAGTTTCTACACCTTTTTCTCTTGCCTCGTCACGCCTTCTGCGCTCTTCCGCTTCTCTTTGCTCACGAGCATCTTTTTCTGCTTTTTTGGCAGCTTCTTGTTCAGCTTTTTCTGCTGCTGTAAGCGGTGGTGGGCCTTTTGGTCTACTTGTTGCTACACACATAATAGTCTCCTTTAGTTTTTCATACAGTTGCTTTTATACACAAAGCAACGCACATTTTACATTCTAGCCCAAAGACCTTTACGTTTTTGTCGTGGTTTTCTTGTAAAGACATCATAGTTACGTTCAGCTTGGAAAGGTTTAGGCGCATGCTGCATATTCGTTAAGATTGCACGTCCTTCGCCAGACCCAAGCATTAAATACTGCAAAGCGTCATGTATATGTGAAAAATGGTTTTTATCTGGCTTATCCATGTACCGCTCACCAGATACTTGGAGCCGCCTGTATTGATAGCCACCCTCAAAGCCCTTGATTATATTACGACACCTAAAATCAACCAATAATCCTGAACTGCCATCAACCATGCGATTAAGTGCTGAATTAACTGATTCAATCCTAAGAGATACATCATTAGACGGAGCTGGACGTGCGTTTAGACCTGCACCACGCAAAATTTGAAATGGGGTTGACTCGTCAGTTTGGGCGCGAAAATCTCCTGCTGGATCGCCAAAGATAATAGCTTCATTAGTTGCATATCTTGTAGACAACTCTTGTCGTAGCACTTCAGTAAACTTAACAATGCCCATATCAAACGCAACTATTTCCTGTAATATAAGCCAACGTCCACGTACCTTTTGTGCAACTACCCCAGCAGGAGTAAGGCCAAAATCAAGACCAATATAAACAGGTAGTCCTGCGGCAACAGGTATTTCTTCTTTGGCGACATGGACATCTGCTGAAAAATTGGCATAAACTGGTTTACCATCTTTTATACTCCCAAGGCGATTCATCACATATACATCTATCCAACTCTTCGTCTTGCCTTGTACAATGTTTGGATAGTAGTCGGTTCTCATATTCTTTGCGTTTTCTGCGTTCTTGTTTAGAACGTAACCTGTAATGATCCCTTCTTCGTCCTTTGTTTCCAGCATACCTGCTGGTTGTGTGTAGAAATTCCAGTTGTCTGGCTTGACCAACATCTTCGCTTCTTCTTTCGGAATGTGGTCTGGAATTGGAACTTCGCCTGACATTATAGGCCACCAGTGATCTTCTTCTGGCGCATTTGTGTCGGCTATTACTCCTGTCCATGTGCATCCACCATCTTTCATTGAAGGAAAACGACCTACACGCATTGAGCATGCATCAATTATAGATTTGGGTATCTCCCTCGCCTCGTTGATCCAGATACCTGTCAATTCTAGGGAGAGGAGTTTCTTGACATCTTCTGGTCTGTCGAGAGCGAGGAAGATAACTTCAAGGTCTAGGTCTGCTTTTTTGATGTGATGTGTATATGGCACAGACCAATGGAATTTGCCCCAGTCTTCTTCTGGAAACCAATCCAACCAAGTTTTAATAGTGGTAGTTTTTAACTGTGGGTTTGTGTTTCTGATAACTGCCCAACGTGATTTGCGTACACCATCTAAGCCTTTTTCTTGTTGTACAGCACGCCGAAACAACTCAACACAACAACACACCGACTTGCCTGACCCAACAGGGCCACGCAATGCACGAAAGAACGAATCGTCTTTCATAAAAGATTTAAGGACTTCACCATCAGGTTTGTAATTAAATTTGGTCAATCTTGTGATCCTTACCAAATTTAATCATGCGCTCCACAACTTCTGGCCCAATAACAGCAATAACTTTATCTGCCTCTCTGTCAGTCTGGAACTGTTTAGGGTGGTAAGCAAGATGCACCTTTTTAACAATCTGGCGCAACATATCACGTTCTTCACGCTTTAGTGTGTGTAGAAAACTCATCTGTATCTTTTGGTTTTATCTGATATCTTTTTAGGCTGTTTGGAGAACTGCTTACCAGCACGAGTTGCTCTTCTTTTAGCAGCAGTGGACGCTGCATATTCTTGCGACGATAACGCCTTGATTGCGGCTGATGGTAGATAACGCTCGCCTGTGGCTTTTGGCCCTTGTGTAGATGGCTTGCCACTTTTGGTTCTCCATTTTTGTTTTGTCCACTTCCGTAAAGAAGCCTGTGACGGTCTTAAAGCCATAGTTTCTTTCTCGCTACAATATAAAAAAAGCCAGCAAACATAAACAAAATAACAAAAGATAAAGAAACAATGCCGATAACTTCAATCATTTTCTCTCTTTTTAGCCGCGCCTCTTTTATCTGTCTTTGTCTTTTAGCCCTTGCTTCTGCTTGAAACTTAACCCAATCTTCCCATAGACCATAACGTCCATAAAGATACATTATACTTTTAAGTTCAGCCTCTTTTCTTTTGACCTCTTCAAGAGCCATAAACTCTTCAAGGTCATTGCCAAATGTACTATTACGTTTTTTGCTTGCTTTGGATTGTAGGTCTTCCTTCGCAAAGGCAAAATCCGCAATCGCTTTCCCTGCCGAGGCAAGTTCTTTGCCGTTTGCAATCGTCTTCTTTATGACGGCAAACGCACTGTTTATTGCCACAAGCTCTGCTAACATTAGTTTCTATATCCGCCTCCCTTTGCTTTGTAGGCTTTTGCTAACATTTGAGCTTTCCGCGCCGACCATTGGCCCGGTCTGCCGCCTTTGCCACCAGCCTTTATGCGATTAAACAATGCTTTTCGCATTGCAGGTTTGGTGTAATTACCAGCAGCGTTGACAGCCATTACTTACCTACTTTCTTTTGTGCTTCTTTATGAGCAGCGGTAAATGATTTTCCATCTTTCATTAACCTACGCATTAGCTTCATATGTTTTGCAGTGTGATGAACAGAGTGTTTTTTTAATGTGCTTTCTTGTCTTTTGGTCAACATAGAAGCCATTATACCTTACCTTCCTTTTGTTGCACACATTGTTTATCTACAACTCTTGAAAATGGTAAATCCGAATGAATTGTAAATACCATTTCCTTCAGTCTTTCTAAACACTGCTCTTCTTCAACGTATGGGCCATTCGTATCTTGTGCAATAAGACATTGTTGCCCATCTAAAGCTACCCAACAAAAAAGAAGGGAAGCATAAAACATTAGTAGCCGCGAGAGTAATTACCAGTAGCTGGCTTTCGCTTTGCTGGCATTTTCTTTTTAGGAGGTGCTTTTTTGACCATTGGCTTTTTGTTTTTTCCCATTGGCATGTTACTTACCTTTCATTTTTGCTTTCATAATTTTTTGCTGCAATGCTTTTGGCAATGTCTTTTGTTTTGCTGTGAGCATTGATTTTTTAGCCGCTTTCTTTTTCATCATTATTACTGACCTTTCGATTTGAGAAAATCCATATAAAGTTTTTCAAGCCTATCAAGGGGCATTGCATCAATTTCTTTAGATGTTGCAATCTTGTTAGCCATTGCCCAAGCCTTAACATCAGGCGCGGCCATTTTCATTATGTCAGCACCAGACATTCTTTTCAAAAGCGATTTAGGCTTTGGCTTTTTAGGAGCTTGTTTCATTTCTTTTTCTTCCTCTTCTTTGCAGCTTGATACCTAGCCAATAAACGGCGGCCTTTGGCTACCGCAGATGCTTTGTCACCAGAGTGACCCCATGCGACCAGTGATAGCTTCAAACGTGTCGGTCTGCCCTTCTCGTCTTTCAGTGGCCCTTTTGCTGAACCCATGCGTACAAGAAACGAACCTTTCCTTCTTAGCTTCTCTGGTGTATTCGCTGCACCTTTTACTGGTGCTTTCAGATTGCCCTTTTTGCCAGACTTCGTTCTGTACGATGCCCTGCCCTTTGCATTCAATCCGCCTTTCGGATTCTGACCTGCTTTGCGTGTCCATGCTGGTGACTTTGCCATTATGCTGCTGGCCCTTCAAATGCAAAATCTCCTTGCGCCTCTTGACGCTGTTCCATAGTTGGACGAGATGCAGGTAGTGATACATTTGGTACACTGCCTAAATCACTAGCTTCAGCCCTTCCAATAAACATATCAAACAAACTTGCACGTTTATTTGTCATTGGGCCATGAAAAAAATAATCGCTTGCATTTGGCGGAATGTCGTCATCGTAATCAGTGTTAAGTGTTTTTGTTTTATACAACTTTATATTTGTAGGACGAGGCAGTGGGCCTGTTATGTTTTCATCTGAATGAACAACAAGACCATTGCCATCATGGGATACAGCTAAATCCTTATACCCATCTATATAAGCTGCCTTTGCAAAATCTAAATCTGGATTGCCAATGTTTATTTTTACTTTTCTGCCAACATCTTTTTTGTTGTCTTTGTAATCACGGCTACCCATCAAAAAAGCAAGGTTATGTATCTTTTGAAAATTGGTAGCATCAGAAGAAATTGTTTCCCAGACAGCTCTCGTAAACCCACTCATCCCTGCATATTCTTTTTCAAATCTTTCTGTCTCATAAACAGCTTTACTTTTTTTAATGCTTGGGTCTTGAAGCATCTTATAATTTACATAAAGATTTTGATCATACTGGTCATCAAGAATAACATCACCGTTCTCATCTCTAATAAACATACTTGTGCCAGTTGTTGATTGCATGCGGCTAGCAGCAGACATGCCAAACATTTTTTCATCTGCCATAGGGTCAGCTACAATATTAAACCCAACGCCGCCATAGTCTTCAACAGATATTTTGCCTAACCCATGTTGCAAATACATCTGCCTTAAAAAAGTTAATTCATCTGACTCTATGCTGTCTTCTGTAATAGGAAACCGTTTCTTCAGTTCCGGCCCCATCAAAACATCTAACATTGCATGTTTTGCTGGTGTGCTTGTAAGCAAAGCAAAAAAATCACCAGCACCTGCAAACAGTGGGCGTGGCCTATCACCTGCTTTCAAATCAGGATGCAGACGGTTTGCTGTCTTTTCTAACAGTGCAACCGTTTCACCAGCTATGTTTTCTTCTGTCGTTTGTGGTTCTGTTGGGTCTAAAAAGGTAGACAACAATGGGTTTGTAATAGCACGCATATAAAAATTAGCGTGCTGATCAAAATTATTTATTATTTGGTCAAGGCTAGGCATGGTGTCACTATGTACAAACTCATTTAATTAATTCAACGCACAAACTTGTATTCAACCCAATAAGGATGCAACCAGCCTAAGTCCTGCAACCCAGCAAAGATTGCTTCATTAATAAATAAAACATCTGCTGCATGTTTAGAATATTTGATGTGTACCTTGATTGTGCAATGCTCTTTATCGCACCGCAATCCACCACCACCAAGAGCGAGCGTGGCTCGTAAATCATCCCTGCGCACTGGCCCTATTGGAACCCTGCCGCCAGAATAATTTTTGACCATGTTCTGTATGCGCTCAGACTTTAGCGGAAAGTCGCTGTCAATCTTGTAAACAGTGTTGGGCTTCTTTGGCACAGCCAACCAAAGCGTTTCTGCTGCTGCTTCTGGTGCGCCTATAACCAGCCCACCCAAAGCCATGGGGATATTGAATAGCCAGATGCCGACTCTATCAACTATATGCAAACTATCCGCGCCGTGGGTGCGGATGCGCTCACCAAGATAGTCTATGCGGAAACAGAACAGTACAAACACTGCGCACAGTGCGATTAATGCTTTCTTCATTGCAACCTCCATTGCATTTATGCTACCGAACCTTTGTGGCAATAATGTGTTGATAGGACAGGTCGAGGGTAGCACGACCAACTTTTTGACCCACCCCACGTCTACGTCAAATCTATACTAACCGATATGTCGCCAGCGTGCAGGTGCATGTGACGCTCTGGGGCCTTGAACCCAGCTCTGTCTAAGATATCCTTGCTCGCTTCTAACTGCACGTACTCACTCTTGGCCCCACGAGCTAACTGCACCAGTCTAGCGGCGGCTATCGTAGCACTCACGCCCATAGTCTCACCAATCCTCTGCATCATATACGCTTGCACATGTGGCAGCCGCAAAGCCTTGCTGGCTGTCACTCTCCCGCTCTCACCAGAAGCATAACCTGCCAAGCCAGCCGCTTCCGTAATGCTACATCCATTTGCTACGAGCGCATCAACCAGCGCGGTCTGCTTGGTGGTTAGCTTCTTCTCACCAGCCGTTACTACAGCACTCATTACCCATCCTTGCGATTCTCATAACCCCCCCTGTAATCCCCCCCTACATACACGCTCCCCAGACGCCTTGTCAACGCACAACATACGCCTGTCACACGCACACTGCCGCGAGCAAGGCGCAGTCCGCACCAGCGACCGTGACCGGCCTTGCTCTCGGTGGCTTGCGCCAGCGAAGCCAGTGTGGTGTGACCGCCCTGTACTTATCAGCAAGAGAACTGCAACACGACAATACATGAATGCACGCAGTGCATCAGTGTTGTCACACTGCTCGCTAGAACCACTACTGGAACCATAGGTTCTATCATTATTAGTGGTTCTAGTGATGCAGACCAACTGGCCGTTGCGTCACTGGCTCTGGTCACAGACC